CGTTTTGTCGGTCCTGCTTACGCTATCCCAGGTGCCTACTCACCTGATAAGGAATCTGCTAACAGCATTAGAAACTTTATCAACGCTGTAGGTGATCACTTAGCTGGTGCTGGATTCTTTAAGATTATACCAACCATGAACACTGTAAACAGTATCGCAACCAGACCCGTTGCTGACACTGGTGTAAGTAACTACGACAAGTCACGACACATCTTCTAATCCATAAATAAAGTAGGAAACTAGAACCTCATCTTGAAAAAGGTGAGGTTCTTCTTTTTTACTAACCTATATACAGGTATGAGAAATGTTCCTAGAGCTTATGGCTGAGGCAAGAAGAAGGGAGGCGGCGGTCGCCGTGGTAAATGATGTATGATCGTTTGAAACAATTAGTATTAGAAGCGGAATTACCATCCAGCAACAGCAAGAAGCAATCCGCTAAGCAATCCGCTTCTAATTTACCTGTTGAGCTAGGAGGTAGAGGTAGAGGTACTTCTAATTTACCTGCGGAGCTAGGGGGTAGAGTTCCTACTAATAAACGACAATACGCAGCAAACACCAAACGATTCTTAAACACACCACAAAACTCGACACCCTCGGCAGAAATGGGTGGTAATTCTGCCCTAAGAGCACGGCTTTTAGCTAATCTTAGAGCAAGCAGGGCTGCTAGAGGAAAATCTAATTTCGATACTTTCTCAAGATCCCAAGATGCCATAGCTGCTTATAAAGCAAAAGAGGCAGAGCAGAAAAAACAAGATGCTCAGAAAAAGATAAGCGGAGCACTTAAATCTTCAGGAGCAGGTGCATTAGTAGGTAATGCCATTGCAAGAAAAACGGGATTACAAGGTGCTACTATAAGAAAAGCAGCCCCCGGCTCTCTAGTATGAGTTATAGAAACAAGGACTCTAACTATTGGCGAAAGGCCAAGATAGAAAAAGTTCGTGTTTATTGGGAAAACCTAAAGAAGAGTAAGCGGTGGGTTACTACCACTTCTTCAAAGGGCAAGAAGCCCCCGAAATCTTAGTTTTGTTTTTCATCAAGCATCCACATATGGAGCATTGATAATTAGGTTTCCTTATTTCAGGACACGCATTACATATAGCTAATCTTGCTTTAGCTGTCTGCTCATCCTCTAATTTGAATCCTCTTTTAGCCCACATGTATAGCGTGGATATAAATGACATCATTCTTTTTGAGAATGACATCCCCTCTTCTGCGGATAACATGACAACTAGAAAAGACATTACTGCATCTATCTTAGTCGTTATCTTATACCTTAAGGTTGATCGTTCCAGATCAATGAACTTAGTTTTGAACTCAATGAACTTATTTCTGTAATACTCAGATTCACCCTTGAGTTTCTCAATTGTTTGTTCTGGTGTTTCTTCAGCCATGATATATAATTATATGAAACAAATTAATGAGATTTACAGGTCTCGTATGCAAATAGCTGCCAGGGACGCTATAAAGAAAGGAAGAAGTCCAATAGCAAAGAGAGCTATGGCTAGATTTAAGAAACCTTTAAGGCCAGAGGCAGAGGGGTCTTAGAAATAAACGCTTCTCTGTTTTTGTGCCAACTATCTCTTCCTACAAGCTCTCCGTGAGAGTTATGAAGTATTGATACAGGTATGACCTTATTCTTATACTTCTTTAAGTGAGCAGATACGGTGTAATGTATATCATAAAAGTCCCAGTCACCCTCAAAGTATTTAGGTTTGTTTAATCCTACATCTTTCAGTGTAGACCCCTTTGCTGCAAGGAACAATCCATCCATACACACGACTCTTCCACAAGCTCCATAGTAAGTTCCTTGAGCTTTTAGTATATCATCTCCATGATAAACATGTCCTCGATGCTTTCCTTGTCTCCACACATTCTGATCCCACCAGACAGCATTTTCAGATAGATGTGTTGTTCCTGCTACTCCTATAAAACCAACTTCTTTATCAAATAAAGATTCAACTATAATTCTAGTGAAGAGTTCTGGGTCAGTGAGTATTTGAATATCATCGTGACACATAATTACGATATCATCATCACTAATTTCAAACTTTTCAAAAGCAGACGAGTAGCCATCAAATATGGACTTCTGACCTACTAAGAATTTAGTTTTAACTCCAGCCCTAGATAAGTATGAGGAAAGGTTCTTAGTAGTATCACTGAAGTTCTTACTTCTTGTACAGATAAACGCGAATATATTCATGAAGCTAGTAACAAAGGAAGATTACAAAAAAGAATATCAGAGATGCAAAAGTGATCCGATACACTTCATAAGTAATTATATCAAAGTAGTTCACCCTGTTAGAGGATTAGTTCCATTTAAGCTATACCCTTTCCAAAAGGTCATAATAGAAGCTCTAGAGAACAATAGGTTCAACATACTTCGTAAGTTTAGACAGGCAGGGTGTACTACCATCGCTGCTGCATACTCGTTGTGGCTATGCTGCTTTAAATCTCACCAAACAATAGTTATTCTTTCTGTAGGTGATACGGAATCTACTGAGGTTCTTGATAGAATCAAGATCATGTATGATGAGCTTCCTGAGTGGATCAAACCTAAGTCCACGACTATTAACGCACACAACCTCAAGCTTGAGAATAACTCTCATATTAAATCGCGTCCATCTGGTAAACAATCTGGCCGTGGTCTGTCAGGTTCTCTACTTATAATTGATGAGGCAGCATTCATTGAACACATTGATACTATTTGGGCTGCTGTTTATCCTATCATCTCTACTGGTGGTCGGGCTTTTGTGTTATCTACTGTTAACGGTATTGGTAACTGGTATTACGATACATGGACACGCGCTGTGGACGGCCTTAACGCCTTTAATCCAATCCAGATAGGATGGCAGGACCATCCCGAGTATGCGCGTGTAGAGGGCTTTGAGTGGCTCTACAAGGAAATGGAGGAAAGAGACCCTCCTATGGATATAGATGAGTGGGAGCCAACTACAAGAGCTAACATCAGCCACAAGAAATGGTTACAGGAATACGAGTGTGAATTCCTTGGTACAGGTGATACCTTTATTGAGGGTATGATTCTGCAAGCACTGACGGAGAACATAAATGATAACTTCTACCGTAAGTACAATAATCGAATGTATGTCTGGAAAGATCCAGACCCTAACTCGACTTACTTTATGGCAGTCGATGTGGCGTTGGGTCGTGGGCGTGATTATTCTGCTTTTCAAATTATTGATCTTTATTCAGGTGAGCAAGTTGCTGAGTTTTACTCTAACACCACACCTATAAACGAGTTTGCTCGTATTTGCTTCGATGAAGGAACCTATTATAATTTATGTCCAGTTCTCGTTGAGCGAAATACCATAGGTAATAATTTACTTGATTACCTATTTGAGCAACTTGAATATGAGAATGTCTGGTTTGACGAGAAGCAGCAAATGGGATTACAGATAACCGCCAAGAATCGTGATAATATCCTAGTCGAGATGGAAGAAGCGATTCGCATGAACGAAGTTAAAATTAATTCTAAGAGAACTGTCATGGAGCTTAATACCTTCATTATCAGCGATAATGGCAAAGTTAAGGCAGATACTGGACAAAATGATGACCTTGTGATGAGTTTAGCACTATCTATTTATGGCGGAAGACGCTATAGAGAGGAGAACCCTGAGATAGTTAAATTTAATCCTGCAAAAGAGAAAAAGCCGATGAGCATATTAAAATCACATCAGCTTCTTAGCAGTAGAGGAACCGTCCAAGAGGATATAACATGGTTGATCAAATAAACGAGAACGCTGGGCCAGGACAGACCACATGGACACCTATCGGTGATGGTAGTGTTCAGACCATGTATTCTACAGGATACATGTCCAAGATCTTTGCTAAATTCTTTGCAACAAAGGCACAAGAGAAATTAGCTGCGGCTGGTGATCCAAGATCAATTGAAGGTGATTTAATTGTAAACCCCAATGCAATGGGGACCATAGCAGAACCCCTTTGGAATTACACTAGAGGGTTACCTTTCCTCCCAGAATCTGAACTAAACAGGAAGCGTAGATATGACGAGTACGAGAAAATGGATGACTACCCAGAAATTACTGCGGCTCTAGACATTTACGCAGATGATTGTACTCAAAAAGATATTAGAAATAAAAGGTGGACAGTAAAATCAGAGAGCAAGGAAGCTATTGAAGAAGTTGAAAAGCTATTTGAAAGAATTCGCCTTGACAAGTATTACTGGGATATTGTAAGAGGTGCCTGTAAGTTTGGAGATGGTTTTATAGAAACAGTTGCCAATGCTAATGATATGGGCGCTGGTATACGAAAAATAAAAATCCTTAACCCATATTACATCATGAGGATTGAGGATAAGTTCGGATACCTAAAAACATTTATTCAGGAGATACCGCAGCAGAACTCGAATTCAGGTGACTGGCATACTTCTAAATCTACTTACTTGGAATTAGATAAGAATCAGATCATTCACTTTAGGTTACATAGCTCTGATCCAAAATACTATCCATACGGTAAATCAATTCTGGCTGGTGCAATTAGGGTTTATAGATCTCTAAAGCTTATGGAAGATGCTATGCTCGTCTATCGACTCTCTAGAGCACCTGAAAGAAGGATTTTTTATGTTGATGTGGGCAATCTTCCCGCTTCAAAAGCAGAAGCTTTCCTTGAGAACATGAAAACTAAGTTCAAAAAGGAAAAATTTCACACAAATAACAGAGTAGACGGTCGTTACAACCCTCTCGCAGTTGATGAGGACTTCTTTGTACCTGTTAGAGGTAACCAAGGAACCAAAATTGACACTCTTCCTGGGGCTCAGAACCTTGGTGAGGTTGATGATGTTAAGTATTTCCGTGATAAGCTTCTCGCAACTCTAAAAATTCCTAAAGATTACATCGTTGAGTACGACAAATCTCCTGAAAGAAAGGCAAACCTTAGCCAACTTGATGTAAAATTTGCTCGCGTGATTCAACGAGTTCAAGATTCAGTTGCTCAAGGTTTTTCTGAGATAGCTAGAAGGCACTTAAATATGGTTGGATTCCCAAAAAGTGTCATTAAGAATCTCAAAATACAGCTACCAGACCCTTCTGATGTGTTTATAAAGCGCAAACTTGAGATAGATGAAGCCAAAGCTAGAGTAGTTCAAGCTGTAGTAGGTACTGGACTGTTCCCTACCAGCCATATCTACAAAGAATTCTATGATATGACGGAGACCGAAATTGAAATTCTAAAAGAAGAACTTCAAAAAGAGCAACAGGAGCAAGCAGAGCAAGAATCTACCCAAATGGCTATGCAGCAACAGGCCCAGCTTGCTGGTCAAATGCAGCAAACACAAGCTCAGGGCGAAACTGACATGGCAGTTTCTCAAAATCAGGCGGCTATGGACATGGCTGTTGCCGATAATCAAGCCAAAAATGATATTGATGTTAACAAATCACAACCAAAGCCGAAACCTACAGCTAAAAAAGAGGAAATTGAACAATTAGAGGTTTTGAAAAGGAAATATCTGATTGAAGAGGGCGCAGATTCTCCAAAATACAAGGCCATAAGCAGAATTTTGAAAAATAAAGTTCAATTTTAAAAAATTAGCCCTATAAAAAACTATATAAATAGAGAAATATACACTATAGCTATGAAAACATTCTTCAATCAAAGAAATAAGAAAATTTCTAATCTAAATTTCATGTCCGATAACCTAGGACACTCACTAAGGGAGAATGTAACCCTATTTTCTGTTGATGACGCCTCTTCTAGAGCGACTTTCGTGACTGAAAGTGGGAATATCATCGAGGGTACATTTTATTTTGGTGAAACAATGATTCTAGATGACATTGATGTGGAATCTGGGGAGGTTTTCACTGAAGAAGAGAAGTTTGATTCCTTAACCAAGAATCAAATTTCTTCTTTTATTGATAATGTGTACAACGACCAGCTTGCAGGTGCAGGTGAAGCGTTTGATAATTTAATCGAAGCTTGGGGTCAAAGAGTTCGTTTCAATCAAACTGTAGAAAAGTTGCAAGAGCAATCTGAAGCTTTTAATAACACCTTCAACATTGTAAGCACTCAAGAGTTTGAAAGATTCCTAGAACTTTCAGAGAACATTTCTAAATTCTTAAAGGAGAACTCTGAGAAGGTTTTATCAATACCAGAAATAGTAAATGCAGTCAAGCTTTCAGAAACTGTTTCAAGAGCTTTTGATATTCCTAGAATGTCTATTGATGATCTGAAAGAAAAAGGTTCTTTTGAGGTATCATTAGATGAAAACTCTGATATTTACGAAATGGTTTGCAAGCAAGAGCTTGTAAAGAAAGAAATCCTTGAGTCAAAGAAGTCCTTTGATACTGTTTGGGTTACTGAAGAGTGTATTTCTAATTTAGCTCTAAAAATCTTTGAGGAAGACGATTCTGTTGTAAGACAAGCTCTTGTAGAAGCTTTCGTCCAGATTCCTTATCTAGCACTTGTATCAAAGAAGCAACTATCAAACACCATACACAATAATCTTGTGACTTTAAGTGAGTCAACTGACTTTAGCAAAAATGATCTAAAGTTATTCGTTGCTAAGTTGTTTGAAATGAAAAAACCACTTAAGGAAATGGTTTCTACTCTTCTACAAGAAAAATACGGAGTAAACATCAACAACCTTAAAGAAACTCCAACCTTTAAAACACTTTTAAACACAGAAGTCCTTATTTTTGAATCTTTAGCTAAAATTTCACCAAGAGGTAGTGCTATTAGAGAGTGCTTCTCTGGAATGGCGGAAATGCTTAAATCAAAAAACGGTGTTGAAGCAATTGATGTCAACAACGGTCTTAAGTACATTTTTGAGCACTCAGGTTATGAGAGTGTTTATTCAGACGAAGCTGTCGTAAGTTCTTTTAGATTAAATGAAGAACTATCTTCTGATGAAGATGTAGTCGAAATGATTATGTCTGAATTGTTCACAGAAGCTCTTGATCCTGTTGGTAAAGAAGATAAAGATGTTAATAACGATGGCAAGGTTGATAAAACTGATAAGTATCTAAAAAATCGTAGAGATGCCATAGGTAAAGCAATTAAGGGAAAGGGTAAAAAGAAGAAAGAAGAAAATGATGATGAGCCAGAGATGGATGATCTTGAAGAAGAGGAAGTCACTCAAGGAATGACAGCCAAAGATCTCATGAAAGCTCTTAAAGATATAGAAGCCCTAATTGAAGATCCTATTGATCTTGACGAAGAATGATATATAATATATCATGGCTGATAGAATACCTTTACGGATAGTAAACCTATCCAGCGGACCAACTATAGGAGAGTTTCGCTCTGGTGATACCCTAGGAATTATTCATGGGGGAACAGGTGTTTCTAGTTTAGCTCAGTTTAAAGATGATTTAGGATTAAATGATCTTTACTTATCATCTGATCTTAATGATATTGATCCAGTTCTTAGAGCAGGATTAACATCTCCAACGGCAGGAGACAGTTTAATATGGAATGGTCTTCATTGGACTGTTTCAGCACTTGATGCAGTAGGTGAACTTTCAGCATTAACTGATGTTAACATAAGTTCTCTTGTTCATGGTCAAAGCTTAGTATACTTCTCTTCAACTGGTAAGTGGGAGAATGCCTATCCTGTCGGTGCTGGTAGCGCAGGTGATCACGGAGCTTTACAAGGTTTAGCAGACAACGATCATCCTCAGTATGTTCTATCAGCTACTAACTCAGCACTAAGTGCATTAGTTGCAAGTATAGAAGCGTCTACTGTTGCGCTTTCTAGTTATATTGCTACCAACGCAGGTGATCATGGTAACCTTACAGGTCTTTTTGATAATGATCACCCCCAGTATGTATTAAGTGCAACCAATGTTACTTTATCAGCACAGGTAGAACTTAATGAGGGTGACATTCTTGATCTTTATACTTATATTGCTACTAATGAAGGTCTATGGGGTGGAACCTTATCTGCTATTGATCACGGTGGTTTAAGCGGCCTATCAGGTAACGATCACCCTCAGTATGTTCTATCAGCAACAAACTCCGCTCTTAGTTCGTTAGTAACTAATGTTGAAGGTTCTACTGTATCTCTTTCTGCTTACATAGCAGCAAACGAAGCAGCATGGTTAGCAGATGCTGATGTAAGTACACTGTCTGGTCTGGGGGATACCAATTTTGTAGATGTTGAAGACGGCCAGATTATAAAATACGACTCTGGTACGAGTGCTTGGCTTAACGACTATCTTGATTACTCAGTAGCAAAAGTATACAACAACTCAGCAGCCGCAATCAGTAAAGGCGCTGTTCTAACAATCACTGGTGCTCACAACCCAAATACCGCTTATGTTGATCTAGCAAGAGCAGATTCACAAAGCAGTATGCCTGCTATTGGTATTGCCAACGCTGATATTGCCATAGGTGCCGAAGGTCTTGCTATTACATTTGGTCGTGCTGCTGGTCTTAATACTTCTGGATTTACAGAAGGTGATAAGGTTTATGTTAGCCCAACTGTAAAGGGCGGTCTTACACAAACAAGACCAACAGCAGGAAACCATCTAGTACAGAATGTCGGTATCGTAATGAGAGCCGACGCTACCAATGGTGTAATTAAGGTCACTGGTATTGGTAGATCAAACGACATTCCTAACGCTGTCATAACAACTCTTTCTGGTGACGCCGATTACATTTACATTGATGATGGCGGCACATGGAAGAAGATTGCTCCATCTGATCTTGCTGTATCAGGTCTGACTGGTGCTCAGGGCGCACAAGGTGCTCAAGGATACCAAGGTACTCAGGGCTTTGACGGACCTCAAGGGGCACAAGGTTATCAGGGCACTCAAGGGTTCGATGGTCCTCAAGGTGCCCAGGGCTATCAAGGTACTCAAGGTTTTGTAGGTCCTCAGGGCGCTTCAGGAACTCAAGGTGATACAGGACCTCAAGGAGCCCAGGGTTATCAAGGTACTCAGGGCTTTGACGGACCTCAAGGGGCACAAGGTTATCAGGGCACTCAGGGCTTCGACGGTCCTCAAGGTGCTCAGGGTTATCAAGGCACTCAAGGTTTCAATGGTCCACAAGGAGCACAAGGATACCAGGGCACGCAAGGTTTTGATGGCCCACAAGGTGCTTCTGGAACTCAAGGTGATACAGGACCACAAGGAGCACAGGGATATCAAGGTACGCAAGGGTTTAATGGACCTCAGGGTGCTCAGGGTTATCAGGGCACACAAGGTTTTAACGGTCCTCAAGGAGCACAGGGATATCAGGGTACGCAAGGGTTTAATGGACCTCAGGGCGCTCAAGGTTATCAAGGTACTCAGGGCTTTGACGGTCCTCAAGGTGCCTCTGGAACTCAAGGTGATGTAGGTCCACAAGGTGCTCAAGGTTATCAAGGAACTCAGGGCTTCAATGGACCTCAAGGTGCTCAAGGTTATCAAGGAACTCAGGGCTTCAATGGTCCACAGGGAGAAGCAGGTCCTCAAGGTCGAGAAGGACCTCAAGGCGCTCAAGGCGCTCAAGGTTATCAAGGTACTCAAGGTTTCGATGGTCCACAGGGAGAGCAAGGTCCTCAGGGAGAGCAAGGTCCTCAAGGAGAACAAGGTCCCCAAGGTGAAACAGGAAAACAAGGTGCTCAGGGTCTTCAGGGACCACAAGGAGCACAGGGATATCAGGGCACGCAAGGATTTAATGGCCCTCAAGGTGCTCAAGGATATCAGGGCACTCAGGGCTTTGACGGTCCTCAAGGTGCTCAAGGTTATCAAGGTACTCAGGGGTTTGATGGTCCACAAGGTGCTTCAGGAACTCAAGGTGATACAGGACCTCAGGGTGCCCAAGGATATCAAGGAACTCAGGGCTTCAATGGACCTCAAGGTGCTCAAGGATATCAAGGTACT